TCTCTAAGGCCTCTCTGAACTTCTCAACAGTATTGATATCTTTAATTGATTGAGACATGGACATGTCTGATCGGTTATTACTTATGCAGCCGTCAGCGGCAAGGAATCCCAACCAATAACTTTTCTCCTCAGTATTAATAGTCTCGAAGAAATCCTCGTTGCAGGAATATTTTCTACGACCTCCCCTCCTTCGAAGGACCACCCCCTCCCGCTTAAGGCGCTTACCTAGCGTTGGACATGAAACAGTTACCCCCCGTCTTTTTAACTATCTCCTTCAGGGTTAACCCAGAGTTATATAGATCAGCGTACACAGTCATGATTCAATAGGTCTTCTAAATCAAGGATGAGCATAGGCCCCGCTTTCTCCCACTATCCGTAAAGTGTCCAAGTCAATCTCAAATGTCTCATTCATATTAAAATACCTTGGTCCCTTAGCCTCCCACAAGTTCCTGACACGAAAGAAGGCGTTCAATTTTTCCTCTCCCACAGCCTTTATTTCTTTAATTTTGCGTTCCAAGAACGCATCCGGATAACTGGGAGAACTAATGAGTACAATGATCCCGGGAACTTGTCCTCTTCGCATAAACCTGGATACCATACGATTAAAGACAGTATTGTACATCTCTTCCCCCGCGTCATAGATATCACTAGTCGTAGCCCTCTTTGAATCTTCAGTGACTTCCAGAAAGTTAGCCTCGTCTATGACGGCCGCATAAATATTGTAGCCGAGGGCCGAAAGGGCCGAACTAGTACCGGCATAAATGGTAGTGTTATTACGGTCTATCCGTACTTCTCGACTATACTTGGGATTAGCTGGAAAATAATCCCTATTGAAAGGAGACTGGAATCTCTCCCAAGTATTAGTGAAAACCACCCGCCTGGCCTGCAACTCGGACCGACTCATAGCCATAATAGCTATAATAGAATTATCAACCAACCCGAAATGCTGTTGTGGATTCTCATGCATACTTAACTCATACCACAACAACCAGAGGATCACAGAGGCCTTAAAACTTTTGCCCGAACCAATGGCCTCAAGAAATACAGCCAGGTTAACGGTTCGCCTCTTCCTCTCATTCCACAGATCTATAAGGTCTTGAAAGACTGCGTCATATAGCATTCCCTCTAGACCCAGGAAATAGGGATCAAGAAGAAGGGTTTCTAGTGGAGTCTCACTAAACTCCTTGATTCTGCTAGTATTCCAATCATAGAGCGCGCCGCTCTTATCATTTTTTTCATCTTGAATCTGACGCTGAGCTTCACCCAGCAGTTCTTTATAAAGATCAGTCATTAATTTGTCACGAGGACCGACACTGTTTCGGCCGTAGACCAATCAACAGCTCCGCTATTATCTACTGTCACGACATTGCCAGTAATGGTGATCAACCCATTCCAAGCAACCTGAACCCCAGTAGAAGTCGTGAAGACCGTGACAAGAGCGCCCTTGGGCGAAAAAGGAAGGACGAAGTGCATATTACCTAATGCCACCTCCTGAGTCGTTGGAACTCTATTGGACACGGCAGTGCTAATGTTACCCGGTGCCTCACCGTCTCCCAATGTAGCTCCATCCCAAGCATTATTAACTCCCCCCAATGTTTCAGTCGTAGCTGTAATCAAGGTGGACTGTACCGGGGTACCTCCAGGCACATCAGCCGTAGCAACCAACATTTCATTAACTGAGATCTGGGTAGCAAGTATACTCTCAGACCCTCTCCCGTTGATATCTGCCACTAAAGCGGGCGTAAAAGCCGTGGGAGTCAGCGTAGTCACTAGACCCAGAGCAATACCCGATACAATTCCATCCCCCTCAAATATTGTCAATTTCTCAGCATGAGAAGCGGCGGTAGTATTAGAAACTCCCCGTTTAAATGTGACATCACCTGCCGCAACAACGGTTACTACCATGATCTCATTCTCAATACGAATCAACTTACCAACTGTGAAAATCAATCCAGGATAAGCCGCCACGGCTCCCGTTACTGCCAATGGATCAGTAGTATTAGTAAAATCTGTTCCTATAGTCCCAGCACCCTCAAAGATCGCCACAGCTAAGTGAGCTACAGTAGTAGTACCATCCACTCCTCGATCAAAGGTAACATCATTACCTGCAATTCCAGTTACAGCCATGATTTCACTTTCAAGCCTAACAAGTAGACCTACGGCAAAGGTAACTCCTGGATAGGTAATGACAGCGTTGATCACTGTCAACGGATCAATGATGTTATTAAAATCAGTACCATTTGACGTATCCACAGATACGAAAGTGTCACTGTTGACAATCTCAATCTCGTAGATGTCGCCCCCCACAGTCACTGTTTCACCTGATGCTACGTTGGAAGCTATCCGTAGCGTATTAGCAGCCGCTGACCCAAGATCTCTCGCAGCTCTCGGATCAACGAAGACCCCTAGATTACCTAACATAATCCCTCCCACTTACAATGAGGATTCAAAAATCAACTTCTTTCGTTCTAAGTGAACTGTAGCGTCCTGGTAAATATAATCAGCAAACTTTTCGACATCAGTTTGACTACCAATACGAAAACTATGAACTTGAGCTCTGGGTCTAGAGTCATGGATATGACCTAATCCAAGTTTCTTCTGTATAAATCTCATAACTTCTTCAGTCCCAGAGATTGAAACCCTTTTACGCCTGCTTCCGTTACGTTTGATCTTCCTAAAATAGACTGAACCATCACCATCGAAATACCCTCGAACCCAATGGCGAACCAAATGATTAGGAACATTCTTAGGAGGCTTGAGGATCAGAGACTTTCTAGGGACCACTCCTTTATTGATCAAGTCATTACAGAGCTTCTTAGACCTAATGATAAGACGTGCTTTTTCAGAAATCCTTCCATTTATTTTCCGGGAGTAATAATGTATTGGATTAGTTGACTCTAAGGCCTCTTTGAACTTTTCTACCATCTTTTTATCTTTAATAGCCAATGAAAAAATCACCTGGCGCCGATTACTATTTATATTACCATCGGCTGCAATAAATCCTAGCCAATAGGCTTTCTCTTCAGTGTCTATTATCTCGAAGAAGTCTTCGTTGAGGCTATATTTTCTATTAGCTTCACCTATACTTCTTCTAGGAGTCCCTTTCTTTACTAATCTCCGTCTAACATGACTATGAGACAGACTTACAATCCCTCCAACTCTCTTAATGGAAAGCCCTGAAAGATAAAGCTCAGATATCTGCCGTGTTAACTGATCAACCACTATTTTAGGGCCATCAACGTAAAACCGACCTCCAGCGGTCCCGTGCTCTTAAATTCTTGAATGGCAAAAGGATAAATTGCTCCCACACTGAACCCCTTGATAGTGGTCTCAGAGATAGTTGTGAAAACTGAATCTCCTACGTACTTGACCAATAAGTCCTCAGCCTGAACCCAGGCCACAGTTATAATAACTGCTCTAGGCTCGAAAGAAAAAACCTGCCCGGTAACCCCAGACGCTATTAATTCTTCGGACCCCACGACGGGAGCCAAGGAAGTCCGGGGATTCCACTGAGCAGCCTCTTGATCTCCTCTACTCATAATTAACCTCTTTCTTTAGAAAACACCTTGAAATATCAACTTCTTCCTCTTTAGAAATACAGTGGCATCCTTATAAATGAACAATCCAAATCTTTTAATGTCCTCCTGTCTATTGACTCGAAATCTATGAACCCGAGCCCGAGGTCTCATGTCATAGATATAACCCGATCCATTAAACTTCTTCTGTATAAATTTCATTACTTCTAGAGTACCGACTATTGAAACTTTTTTATATTTTCTATTTTTCACTTTTATAAAAAAGATACTGCCATCTCCATCGAAATATCCTCGGATCCAATGGTGAATTAAAGAGTCGGGAATATTTTTAGGAGGCTTCAGAATTAACGTTTTCCTTGGAACAACTCCTTTATTGATCAGGTCCTTACAGAGGTTTTTAGACCTGATAGAAAGACGTGCTTTTTCAAAGATCTTCCCATTTAATTTTTGGAATCTGTGACGCATTGGATTAGTTATCTCTAAGGCCTCTCTGAACTTCTCAACAGTATTGATATCTTTAATTGATTGAGATAGACCTACCTTGGGATGGCCACTAGATATACAACCGTCAGCCGCTAGAAATCCAACCCAATAAGCTTTTTGCTCCGTATCAATAGTTTCGAAGAAATCTTCATTACATGAATATTTCCTATTAGCTTCGCCTTTCACTCCCCTCCTAGAAACCCCATTCTTTATTAGCCTCTGCCGAACACGAGTAGCAGACCGACCAACAATCTCTCCCACTTTTTTAGAAGAAAGTCCGGACCGATAAAGCTCGGAAATACGATCAGTCGCTACTATTTTTATCATTCTAGCCTTCATAGACACTCTATTTTAACTACAAAAATATCTTATTCCAATCTTTTAATCTACCTCTTCAGCGTCTGAAATCTCTCCTTTTTCTTCGTCGAAGTGTAATTCAGTTCCCCGGATGCGCCCTTTAGTCTTAAAAGGAACGATGACCTCTTCCATTATATCCATCATGATACTACGCGCGATTGATTCAGAAACCTGTTCACCGATTATCTTGAAAATTTGATTCACAAACGACTTCACGGACGCCGTATCAAGGACCAACTCCTTATTAAGTTTCACCCGAAGATCCTTGGCCTTAAGAATCTTATCTGTAAGCTTCATAATAAGTTCTATGTCATCTCCAGACAAATATCCCTCTTCAGTCTCATTACCATCCTCATCCAACATCTTACGGGTACGAGTCATAATGTAACCCTGCATGGCATAGAGAAGTCTGATTTCGTCATCCACATGGACCAGTTCAGTCTCTTCAATACGTTTTGTAGACTCAAGCAGGTCCATTAAATTAACTGGCAGATTAGCCTGTGTATTAAGTCTAGCCCAGAGATTAACATTACTTGGGTTAGTTATTTGGCGATCATGAAATGAACACTGAGCAACTCCTGGATGATCAGTATCCGCCCCCGCTGGGTTCGTACAAACATATCCTTGTGGCATATTATTCTTCTGAGTACCACAGATCTTCTTCCTACGCCTGCCCTTAGAGTCAACAAGGTACACCTCATATGGATTAACCTTATCAATCTTAGGCTTAGTAGCCTGTATTATCTTCCCATCTCTGCTCATAGTGTTCCTATATTGAAATTAGTTGAGCTATGGTTTTCTTCGCCAAGAAGTTATTATAGAGCTTCGTAGCGAGCCTATCATTACAGACCACATCTAATATAGCAAACTCATCGATGACAGAATTAGCCGGGTTTGATCCCAATGCTCCAGCGTAGTCTCCTATATACATAGCACCGGGTAGAGTAGGTTTACGTTGAGTTTTAGTACCTGTGATGGATTTCACATTATTAGTCCAGAGGTCTCCATTAATTCCATCCCATGTGGCAATAAGCATGATTTTATCACCGCGGGTAAACGTCTGTGTAGCAGACCGAATATTTGTAGTAGTCCCATCGTCCATGAAGAAACTAAAGACATCAGTACCAGGACCAACATTATAGCTGAGGGCCCAGCGTTCATTAGCATCAAAATGAAAAGACCAGAACACAGGATCATCAGTAGTAGCATAATCAAACTCAAAATCCGGAGTCAGAGTCAGGATTATGGTCCCGGCATCAAAACTAGGAAAGTTTCCACCCAATGGCATCTTGACATACTGGCTAATCCTAGCATTCACATTAGAAGGATGAAAGGGAGTGGGATACGCTCTCTGTTCAATTTGAAGCCCATCTATATAAACAAACTTTCCGGCTGTAGGAGCAGAACTAGCAAGCAGTCTTAGAGCTATACCTGTCACATCCGTAGCCACTGTTAAAGTAGCAGTCAATCTAAACCAAGTTTCCCTGGGTGAAGAAGCTGACAACCAAGAGTCTACAACAGATTTCGAACCGCTGGTAAAGGTCGTTTCATCTGGAGAACATTCCAAGTTTCCACCGTCCCAGTTCTGCGGTACCCAAATATACATGCTGACATCATAAGTGACAGAGACGGTGGGAAGGGTCATAGTATCTGTCAGCAGAGTTGTACTATCAATCCAAGAGGCCTTAATAGAAGAGCCTTCAAATAGTGCTTGGAGACTCGAAACAGCCAAAGTATTAGTACCGCCAGTGGCCAATCCAGCAGTTGACTTGCAAGTCGGATCCACATCCGCCGGAATAAGATTAGTAACAGCTTCGGCTATCTCCAATCCCTGTAAACTGGACCGATTCCAGAATTCTCCAGCGCGAAACACAGGGGCACCCACTAAATTCAACACTTGTCCATCACGAGCCTTAGCCAAACTCTGACCAGTCTTAGGATTAGTGAAGTTTATATAAGTCAGAGCACTCATTTCTTTAAACACGTTGAAAAAATCAACTTCTTTCGTTCCAAATACACCGTAGCGTCTCTATAGATAAAATTAGCAAATCCTCTGACGTCCCCTTGACTACCGATACGAAATGTGTGAACTTGACTTCGAGGTCTTCTATCATAGATATGACCAGATCCAAATTTCTTCTGTATAAATTCCAATACCTCTTTAGTACTAGTAATCCTAACTCTTAATAATCTTTTTCCATCACACTTTCTTACTTTTCCATAATAATCTACGCATCCGTCTCCGTCGAAGTACCCTCGGATCCAATGGTGAATTAGATTCTCAGGTACGTTCTTGGGAGGTTTCAGAATCAGGGACTTCCTGGGGACTACTCCTTTATCTATTAGGTCCTTACAGAGTTTTTTGGACCGAATACGAATTCCTACATTACCGTGACTCTTACCATTTCGCTTAGTTTCTCTATAATAAATAGGGTTCGTAGCTTCAATATGATCTCGGAAAAGTTCTACCCTCTCTTTATCTTTAATAGCCAAAGCCAGACCCATCCTTGGTCGACCACTACATATATCCCCGTCGGCTGCAATAAATCCTAGCCAATAGGCTTTCTCTTCAGTGTCTATTATCTCGAAGAAGTCTTCGTTGAGGCTATATTTTCTATGAGCTTCACTTTTACTTCTCCTAGGAATTCCATTCTTTATCAATCTCAGTTGAACATAATGGATAGACCGATCCACAGACGCTCCTACTTTTTTAAGAGTGAGTCCTGATCGATAAAGATCAGAGATCCGTTGTGTCAACTGATCCATTTATTCTTCTTCGCTAATAATCCAAGATATTACGAAAATTAACATAATGGGAGCCCATTCACACGCCAATCAAGTATCTCTCTACCTCGGACCTAGTACGGGTTCTACCCAACATCTGGGCCCCCGCCAAATATCCTCTCAGTGGGTTATTGAAGGTGGTAGGCGGATCCTCTCCGGGGCTAGCTCCGAACATTACCGCGCTGGCCCCCGTTACTACCTTACCTGACTGAGCAGCGGAATATTCAGTAAGACCGTCGAATAATTTAAGGTTACCCCCATCATAGATTCCAGCAACATAAAAGAATTCCCCAACCTTAGCCAGAGTAGTGGCAGCGATAGCCACATAAGCTGTATCGATGAACACTTCAAATTCCAGAAAACCTGAACTGCTCACACCCAATCTATAATTTTTATTAGCCCCGGCTTCCACAGAGATTATCCGTTGAGCAGCCACGGCAGAGGATTCCAGATATACCCAAGCTTCGAGAGTCAATGGAAAAGTACGTTGGAATCTGAGGTCGGAGAGAATATAAGGAACGTCCGTACTCCCCGTAGGAACGTAAAGCGAGACGCCATTGAACTTGGAATAAGGTCTAAACTGAAGATTCCCATTTTCAGTTATAGTGAAATCATCTCGACCAAGATCATCGGGTATCCCAGTAGAGAAGTCTATACAGAAGATGGTCTTGTTAGTAGGTACAAGTGGAGGAGGATAATAACTAACGAGCGGAGAACTCTTATACCCAGTCGCTTTGCGACCGGTAATAGGAAAATTAGCTCCTCTTATTACAGAATGTTGGAATCCAGTTATGTTACCCACATTCCAAATCCCAATTATCATCATAACGACGGTCTTTACAGGCCACATTAAATTTGCTTGAATAAGCAAGCCACGGTTTAGTTGTCTTTCCCAAAGGATAGATAGCCGAAAATATTTTGCTCATTGACTCTCTTCCTGCTATTTCAATCACATATCCTTTACCCTTACCTCTACTCCTAACTTTGACAAAAATCCCTAGTCTTTCGTCAAGAAATTCCTTCAGCTTCTCCATCACATTAGCCGTATGTGCACTATACGAAAACCTAACTATCCCTCTCAACTTTATAAGACTAAGACAACCATCAGAATCTATCAACCCTCTCAGAAACGAACCAATACTATTAACAGGAATTAAATCAAATACAGAATACCTACCTTCCTCATAAGTTTTTCTTTCAGGAATTCCAAATTCGTTCATAAAAATTCTTTTGAGATCATAAGACGAAATATGGAAGCACCAATTATCTATATTCCCATTATGTCGTAACGGCAATATGATTTTCAGGGTTTGTCTCATTTCACTCAATATGCTTTTATTCCTCGAAAGCCAGCGAAGCGAATTGCCTCCTCTATGATACGCACCATCTCCTATAAAATAACCCACTATATATGCTGCATCAGGTTCTAAACTCCTAAACCAATCTTTGTGCCAAGGCAGATTACTCTTAGATCTGGCATCAGAAATTGCTTTTCTATGTTTTTCTGTTCTTATGCCTTTATCAACATATCTCATTTTATGTGCTCCATAAGTCCTGGACAATACCATTAGCTCTCCTGTAGAAATTCATCATATTATTAACTATCTCGTCTTGAGTCCTATTGATCTTACTAACTCTAACAAAGGTGATCCAACCAGAAAAAGGATAAATTGAAGAGATAGGATTCCTTCCAATCATAAAACTATTAGAAGCAGAGAAATCCCCAGTACGAGTCCCGGAGTTGACTTCCACTCCTTGCAAATACCCCTTCAAATCATCCCCATTCAAAACCATAGCTGCGTAAACCCATCTATTTATACCACCGGGATCACCACTAACATCTGTAAAACCTAGATCTTTACGACACCTCATTTCAATAATACCGGGAGATAATGGTAAGATAAAAAAATCTGTATCTGCATCATCTCTCCATCCGGCAACCCAACGAAGACTAGCACTACTATCAACATAAAACAAAGATTCAATTGTGATCTTTTCATCAGGAAACAAATCAGAAAAAGAAGAAAGAGCAGAACTCTCAAGAAAATCGGTAGTATCTCCAGCAAACTTATAATATCTTCCATATTTAGTATTGACCAAATCAGAATCCACCAAACCATTCACTGTTAAATGATAATCATTACCAGACCAATCCTTAACCAGCCCCTTGTTACCCACTGCATCTGAAGCCTTGGTTCCATCGAAGACCCAATATCCTACCGTATCTTCATCTACTATAGGAAGACCACCTACATAGAGCTCAGTCATATCAACACTTGGAGTCAAAACAGCAGTAGGACTGCTCTTCTTATTATTCACCATGAGATTAGCCCATTCAAGCTTCGGCTCTCTCTTCCAATTCACGGTGATTAGATGAGATTTACGCTTCGGGAACGTTGAGATCTGCGGATCAAAGAGGACTGAGGAACCCCCGTGGTTCCCATTTACTAGACTCTTAAGATACCAGTGGTGCATGAACTCCGATGGATCAACTATCCTATTACAAAGTCTCACAGCTACATAATCAGCAGCCAACCACTTCGGATTTCCAATTGGTTCATTCTGAGCAAGTTTAAAAGGACCAGCTGTAGAGACAGAGTCAATATTGGCGCCAGAGTCTTCTAAGTCTATTAGCCCATTCACCCAAACTACTATTTCATCAGTTGATCCCCTCCATTGAATAGCTAAATGCTTATAGAGGCCATCGTTGATGGCAGCAACCCCAGTGTAGTCAAAGAAATCCACTCCATCTGCTATCCTACCAGCAATTACATTGGCTATGATTTCAAAAGTCCAACCCTCAGTAGTACCGTTTCTCTTAAGAGCAATCATGCCATCTGTATCGGTGGTCCTTAGAATAACCTCCGCAGTAAAGTCACCGGTCCCAAAATCAAGACCTGTTTGGCTAGCATCAGTTATACTAAAAAGATCAGCAAGTCCGTCTGACTGCCAAGCCACACCCATAGGTGTATCTATATAATTGGCAGGTATAGTCGCTGTATTAGCCCCCGGCAACCCGTCCCCAGCAATCAGACCAGTGACAGGTTCTGTAAAGTCAGTATCGACACCTATGGGCGTAGCATTCTGTTTCGTCTCGCTCCCACTGACCTCTGACATATAAACATTCCACCCTGTAGCTCCAGATTGAGACCCAGGCCCAGTTACTTTTATCAAAAAATTGAGACTAATTGCCAAGCTAGATTGCGGAGACGATAAAGTTTCTCCGTTAGCATTAGTATAAGTATATTTCACAAAATAAGTTCTAGCAGGGAGTGTGCCTCCAGCAACTTGAGATAGCACAGGCGCTGTTGTTGGATCAGCCACATTACCCTTAGTTAAATTATTCCCCAAATCACTCCTGTCATGAGCAAGCGTAGTGCTCTTATCAGTGAAATCCCATAATCCAAGACAACCTGGAATAGCAGCGGGGTGGTTGTAGCCCACTTCAAGACGGTCGCGGAGACTTCCAATGGAAGCAATCACTGAGGGAGCACTCACGACCGTTTCAGCCGGCTTATCTGGAAGCCATAAGGCAGAGAATTGACCTCGGTTAGAATCCACCACCGCTCTTAACAGCTTTCCGAATTTCGTTTTCTGTCCAGACTTCGAATATCATATTGTTGACTTCACAATATCTTCTAGCTGCCTCAAACTTCAACCTGTTCCTATGATAGTACCGAGTTCCAGGTCTCAAAGCCCATTTTGCTTTGACTTCAATCAATCTCATAGAACCATTAATCACAAATACAAGAATATCTGGAATGTACTTCCTACTACCCTCATCACAATCATACTTGATTCTGAATGGATGAGGAATGTAATATTCAACATTGTCGTCACAATCAAGAATCTGGAATACTAGCAATTCGTATGAAGACTGATAGTAGACTTCACAATTGAGTTTTGGAGAGAAGAAATAACCCCTGATTCCCCTCCCGTTGAATCCCTTGGAATTATGTGGAGTCCTTTTCATTCTCTCAGACATAGCATGACGTTGTTCAGCAGTCCGTTTCTTTCCTTTGGCATTTTTATTTCCCATCATTCTCTTAGAGACCGCTGCACCAAATTCTTCATCGTATTTGTATTTGACACCAAGAGCATTCTTGTTACCCATCGCTGATGCCGACATCTTCTTCCTGGACTCTTCAGAGCGTTTCTTTCCTCGGTTTGCTGTTCCTCTCATATTCCCTATCAGACTCTTCGATACTTTCCCACGGAATCCCTCAGATTGCAATGGAGCATCAGGAAACTGTGAGCGATAATCCACAACAGCCATATCGTGCAATTTCAGATGCAAATAATTGATATATTTATACTCACCTCCGCAGACCTCACATTTCACTTTTACGCTAGACATTGGGTACCTTGAATGATTCAGTTCTACGATAGCGGCCAGCTTCAAAAATAGTCTTGATTATTACAGAAGTTAAAGCCCTATTATAAACAAAAAAAGAGTGAATAATTCCATCCATTAACTCGGCTCCAGCATTACGACCAGCTATCCAAACCCCAGTTGAACCGTTGAGAGTGTGCCCAGAAGGTAGATCCTGTTTATCAGAATTCCCATTCACATAAATCTTCCTAACGGTTCCATCAAAAGTAGCAGCAACTAAATTCCAAGTACCGATGGCAACAACGTCGTCACCCGTAATATCATTATTCCACCAGTAGTGAGTTATCTTTCCGGTAGTTGTCACCAAAAATCCTAATGCATTATTAGCAGTGGCTAAGCCCTGATGAAACAGCCACGGATTATTAGTAAGATCTTCTGCATTAAACCAGCACAATAGTGTATATTCAGGATTTTTATCTCCATAAAACAAATCATTGGTATCAAGCTCAATATATTGAGTAGACGCCCGTTCAAAATCTATCCCATCCGGAACCCAAACAGGACTCCCAACAGTTTTGCCATGAAATCCATTAATGCTATAATCTCTGACAAACAACCCGGAACCTTCGTCCATCAACCAAGCACCCACAAGAGACTCATCGCTAGGATCATAGAACTGCTTACCAGCAGAACGCACCAGGAGACCCGTATCTTCCCTTACTCCAATTGGAGTGTCGAGCCGGTGTAAAGGAAGACCCTGACCCGCATTAGAGACTGACCTACTATACCGAAACAACTCTCTCATTTCCCTCTCTTGGACTCAGACTCGTGTACAGTTTCTTTAACTTCCTCTAGATCTCTCCCAGTTTCATAAGCTTCCCATCTCTCAGCTGCCTCCTTCTTAATCTTAACGAAGAGATCATAAGCCTCCACTATATGGAAAGAGGTACCAGAGGACTCCTCATAAAACCGAATCATCTGCTCACAGAGAAACACAGCGTCATCTGCCTTGATGGTAATCATAACTGAGTGGTCTTCGATGGGAGTGTCATCACCCTCCTTCTGACCGTCCTCGATAGCATCCCAAGAATCTTCAATAGCACCCCGAACCCTATTAAAGATCCGCCTCTCTTTAATAGATCTTTCTATACTTTTGAAAGAACCATCTGGATTCTTTAGTCTCTTACCCTCTTTATCCCTTGCAATGCGGGGTGTCTCCAACAAAACTAGAACATCTAACCCACAGAACACATGCTCTCGTCTAAGAGCTAGTTCTGCCTCCACCTGACTCTTGAGCCCCAGAAAAATACTCTTCATATCCTCAAATGACATATTCTCTGGGTCAAAGTCTGCAAATATATTTGCCCGGAGATGAACAGTGGGTTTACGTTTTCTCGCAATAAACTCTGGGAGTTCAAACGTTATTAGTGGTTTGCGGCCTGTCTTAATAGCCTTCTGCGCTTTCGGGGCCATCTCCGGATCCTCCTATCGATTCACGCTATGCCCACCTGGGCTTCTAGTTGTACCACTCGCTGCTTGAGCGCAGCGATCTCTATCTCATGACTCTGCTTCACATTCTGGAGTTCGGCAATGGTCATAAATAG